CGGTATTGCCCGGATGCGAGAGGTTGGCGGCGGTGTAAATGTCAAGATCGGTTTTGGCGGAAGGAATGCGGACGGTAAATCAAATACTTCCGTAGCAGACGCAGCCGAATCGGGGCGTAGCTGGTTGCAGGCAACACATTTTTTCTCACAGGCAGTCAACAGCAGCAAAAGCGCGGCAGAGAGCGCCATGGAAAAAGAGTTTACAGATCAGGTAAAGCAGATAATGCTTTGATGGAGGTATAAAAAATGGCTCATGGAAGAGTAAGAGTAGGCTTCAGCCTGCCGTACGTAGCTACGTACGTAAACACTAATGGCACTGTGACTTACACAGGCGGTATGAGACTGGCACGTGGTGTCAATGTCTCCATGTCTCCGGAATATTCCGACAATAACGACTTTTACGCTGATAACAGCAAACAGGAGTCTGAAGGCGGTATCTTTAACGGCGGTTCCGTCACGCTGACATGTGACGATCCGCTTGCAGCGGCAAAGGCGCTGATCGAGGGCACACCGGCCGCAGACACTGACGGATGGGTCAAACACGGAGACAACGCCGAAAAGCCGTACGTCGGCCTCGGCTGGATCGTCGAATACGTCAGCGGTGGCGTACACACATGGGTTCCGACAGTAGCCCGTAAAGCAAAGCTGACCAGCATGGACGATGAGGCTTCCACACGCGAGGACGGCGTTGAGTACCAGACGAGCGCAATGGAGTTCGCTCTCAGCCGTGATGACTCGGCGAACCACGAATGGAAATGGGTCAACGAAGCAGGCTTTGAGACAGAGGCGGCAGCCGAAGCGGCACTGAAGACCGCTCTTGGCATCACAACCTGAGACATACAGATCTATTAACTGCCGGTGTGAGGTGGTGAGCCTCAGCCGGCAGCATTTTTTTAAAGGGAGGACAGCATGACAGTAAACGGCAGAGAGGTTGGATTTGCCTACAATATGCGGGCAGCAAAAATGATCGTGGATATTGCACCGGAAAGAGATCTTTCGAGACTCGGGGAGTCGCTGAATGGCTCCTGGGGAAATGTGATTGAAAATCAGGCCCGTTTTATCATCGCAATGTCTACGGCATACTGCATGAGTTCTGATCATCGTGCAGAAGAAGCACGGCCGATCACTATGGACGAGCTGATGGATCTGGACCAGGATACGTTCCTTGCCTTGGTCACGGAGGCGATGCAGGCCATGCAGGCGGGCGGCGAAACGCACGTAAGGACAAAGCCCGCTCCAAGAAAAAAGGTGGGCACTCAGCCAGAAAATCAGTCCTGACGGTTGAGTGGCTCCTATGGTACGGACTGCAGTTCGGCATGACGCGCTCTGACGTTTTGGACACTCCCGTTGGGGAGATGCTCGATATGCTGTCATGCTACTACATCGCGAACGGTTACGCGATAGAGATACACCCAAAACGGGTAATGGATTACGATGATGCGATAGCACTGAGGTGATTTTATGGCGGCGAATGTAAGCGTCAAACTGGCCATAGATGGCGCAGATGAGTACAACAAAAAGATAGAAAACATTGTTGCGAAGACCAAAGATTTAAATTCTCAGCTTAGAGCAGGCGCAACAGAGTTTGATAAATACGGCAGGGCGCAGGCAACGAACCGGGCGAAGGTCGAGACGCTTACCCAAAAAATCACGCTCCAGAAGCAGGCGATTTCTGAAGCTGAAACCATGCTTGCAAAGATCAAAGAGCAGTATGGTGACGATTCAACGGCTGCACATGAGTTTTCAGCTAAAGTCAACAGCCTGACAGCCGAGCTGAACCGGATGAACGAAGAACTGAAAGAGTCCGGTGGAACACCGTTCGGCGCAACGCTCAAAGACGTCGGCGGCAAGATGCAGAAGATCGGCGAGGTCGGCGAGAAAATCGGGCAGGGGCTGACAACATACGTCACCGCTCCTCTGGTCGGAATTGGCACGATGGCTGTTGCCTCTTTCGCGGAGGTCGACAAGACTATGGCTCTGACCAACAAGACCATGGGCAATACGTCGGAAGAGGCAGAGCTGCTTAATACCGCGATGAAGAACGCCGCGGCGAACAGCACGTTCGGCATGAAAGACGCCGCAGGAGCAACCTTGAATTTCGCCCGTGCTGGTCTTGACGCGCAACAGGCGGCGGCAGCATTGGCCCCGGCGATGAATTTGGCGGCGGGCGAAGGCGGCAATCTTGACACCGTTTCTGCGGGCCTTGTCGGAACAATTAATGGTTTCGGCGATAGCTTCGAAAACACAAGCCACTACGCTGACGTTTTTGCGGCGGCATGTAACAACAGTGCTCTTGATGTTGACGGCCTTTCGGGTGCGATGTCTGTTGCAGCTCCCGTTTTTTCTGCGGCAGGCTATAAAGTCGAAGACGCTGCTTTGCTCATGGGTGTCATGGCTAACAATGGCATCGAAGCATCTGTTGCAGCAAACAGTTTAAAGACTGGTTTTGCACGTCTTGTATCTCCGACCGACGAAGCGTCGAGCGTGATGGCCGATTTAGGTATCACCATGACGGATGCCAACGGCCAGATGAAGGATACAACGACAATTCAAAGAGAATTGCATGACGCCTTTGCAAATCTGAGCGAAGCCCAGCAGATTGAAGCCGCCGCAACAATTTTCGGCAAAAACCAGATGGCTCCGTGGCTGGCACTGATCAACGCCGCTCCGGAAGATGTGGAAGACCTGAGCGGAAGCCTTGAAAATTGCGCGGGCACGACTGACGAAATGGCAGAAGCCATGATGGGCGGATTTGGTGGTTCGATCGAACAGCTGAAGTCATCCATTGACGTACTTGTTACATCGCTGGGAGAAGCACTGGCCCCGACAATCCAAAAGGTTGTCAACTTTGTCCAGGGCTTGACCAACAGATTTAATAAGCTGACCCCGGCGCAGCAGAAACTGATTGCAAAAATCGGTATGTTTGCGGCGGCGGCAGGGCCTGTGATTTTAATCCTTTCCAAAATAACAAGCGGCGTTGGCGGATTGCTCGTACGGCTCCCCGCCATGATTCCTGTGATTTCAAAAGTTGTTGCGGCAGTCACTGGCCCGGTCGGAATCGTTATTGCAGCTATTGCGGGCATTTCGGCGGTGCTTGTGACGTTGTGGAACACAAATGAGGATTTCCGCAACAATGTAACCGAACTTTGGAACGGTATTAAAGATTTTGCTCTTGGAATTTGGGAAGGTATCAAGGGCGTTTTCAGCGGTGAGATATCTGTCGGAGAGGTCGCGACGGCGGCTTGGGACGGTATCAAAGATATCGCTTCTTGCATCTGGTCATCAGTTACCGGATTTTTCGGAAGCATTATCACGGTTCCGCCCATCGTTTCAGATGCATGGAACGCCATTACAGAGGTAGCGGGCGGACTGTGGAGCACGGTTACCGGATTCTTTTCCGAGATCATTACAGTGCCGCCGATCGTGAGCGATGCCTGGAACGCGATCACGGGAATCGCAGGCAACCTGTTCGGCGCAGCTAAGAGCCTGTTCTCTGGCGATGTCAGTGTAAAAGAGGTTGCTACGTCTGCATGGGACGCGATCACCAGTACCGCAAGCGGTCTGTTCGAAACAGCCAAAGGCATCTTTACGGGCGAGGTTTCCGTGTCAGAGGTCGCAACGTCAGCCTGGAACACACTTTCCGAGACTGCAGGCGGAATTTGGGAGTCTGCCAAGGCGGTATTTTCAGATACTTTTCCGACAGCGGCAGGGGTCGTTGCCACAGCCTGGAGCTCACTGCATGATACTGCAGGCGGTATTTGGGAGGATGCCAAAGGGTTGTTCGCAGCCACGGCTCCTGCAGCCGCCGCTGTAGCTACGTCAGCATGGGACGCACTCGAAGGAGCTGCTACTGATGCATGGAACCTTGCCAAAGCTGTTTTTACCGGAGAGGTCAATGTAAAAGACGTTGTTACTGATGCGTGGAATTCACTGGAAGAAACAGCGGGGAGCATCTGGGAAGGTGCTAAGTCAGTGTTTGAAACGGTCGCGCCGGCAGTAAAAACCGTTGTGGCTACTGCGTGGAGTTCTCTGCCGGATACAGCCGGAGCGATCTGGGACGCAGGCAAAGCGGTCTTTGAAACCGTAGGCCCTGCAGCGGCTGCAGTCGTTACAACGGCTTGGGATACGCTTTCGGGAGCGGCTGGAACGGTCTGGAATGGCGCAAAGGCAGTATTTGCTGATACGGCTCC